ATGCTAGTATCTCCAGCTTTGATCCCTAACAAGCAAATCTTTAGATATGATCCTAATACTGATTCTGAGTATTATGTATATTTCAGTCCTGATACAGTTAGAAAAGCTAGTGAGTTATATTTAAAACATAACAACCATCACAAAGCAACTTACGAACACCAAGATAGAGTGTCTGGTGTATTGACTGTTGAATCTTGGATTATAGAAGATAGTAAAAAAGATAAGTCAACTCTTTATGGCTACGAATTACCTAAAGGCACTTGGATGGTTAAAATGAAGATTGAGAACAATGAACTTTGGGATAAAGTAAAAGCAGGAGAGCTTAAAGGACTATCTATTGAAGGTTATTTTACAGATAAGATGGCTAAAATGTCTGAAAAGACTCCAACTGATGAAGAGATATTATCAGCTTTAAATGAAATAATACGCGAAAATCAAACAAAATTAAAATAATTCTATTATATTAAAAAAGAACCTATGGACATTAAAGAACAAATATTAGTAGCACTTGGCTTAAATAAAGCTGAAGAAGAAATCAAATTAGCTTGGCAGGCAAAAGGAGAGGATGGTACAATTTATGTATCTACTGCTGAGGAGTTAGAAGCAGGCGTGGACATATCAGTTCTCACTGAAGATGGCACAACCATAAAACTTCCAAGCGGAACATATCGTACTGATACTGGTGTATCTTTTAGAGTAGAAGAAGAAGGTATAGTAGCTGAGGTTATTGAATCAGAAACTGAAGAAGTTGATACAGTTGAAGATGAAGAATTAGCAGTTGATGATGGTAAAGAAGCTGATGTTGATGACTGGGCAGGAATGGAGAAAAGAATCCAAAACCTAGAAGATGCAGTAGCTGACCTTAAAAGAGATAAAGATGGAGGAGATGATGAGGTTGAAGAAATGGCAGAGGAAGCTCCTGAAGAAGTATCTGATAAACCTAAGACAATCAAGAAAACAGAAACAGTTGAATTTTCAGCAGAAGAAGAGTTAGAAAAACTTAAAGCTGAAAACGAAAAACTTAAAACGGAATTAGCAGAAAGTCCAGCTGATAGCCCTTTAAACACCAATAAGTTTAGTAATGAACAAAGAACTTATACAAAAAAAGAATTAAGAAGAATGTCAGTAAATGAGAGATTCTTGATGAAACTAAATAAATAATAAATTTAATTAATAAAAAAGAAAAAAAATGGCAGAACCAACAGTAACTCAAACTTTTACGGGGTCAGCGGCGGGATTTTATATTTCAGCTGCTCTTCAAGATAGCGTTTCTTTAGACTATATGACAGTCTTAGAAAATGTTAAGTACAAAATGAATGTGCAGACTCTCGGAGCAGCAAATGTTGTAAGAGATGCAACATGTGATTTCACAGATCACGGAACACTAGACTTAGGCGAACGAGTGTTAGAAGTTGAGCCTTTTCAAATCAACCTGGATTTATGTAAGAAAAATCTCCTTAGTAGCTGGGAAGCGTTAAGAATGAGAGCAGGAGCAGGCGCACCGCCAGCACCTGAATTTACAGACTATGTAATATCTTACATGGCAGGTAACATTTCTTCACAAGTTGAAAAATGTATTTGGACAGGTAACACAGCTAACAACGGAGAATTTACAGGATTCGTTACAGGAGCAGTAGGTCTTTTATTAGGAGCAGGAGCAACACAAGTAGCAGCAGCAGCAACACCTTTTTCAAATGGAAACATCATAGCTAACTTAAATGTAGCCTATGAAAGCATATCAGATGCTTTATTTGGAAGAGATGACTTATATATCTACATGAGTCCTACTTCTTATCAAATGTACATTCAAGCTTCTTCAGCTTTAACTAATTTCCCTTATGCAAACATGAGTGAGGATTACATTCCTATGTTTAATGGCGTAAAATTAGCTGTATGTAATGGAATGTCAGATGATGAATTAGTTGTAGCACAAAAGAGCAACTTATTTTTTGGGACAGATCTGATTTCGGACACAGATGGAGCTTCAATCAAAATTTTAGATATGAGTTCTTTAGATGCTTCAGATAACATGAGAATTGTTTGTCGTTATAATGCTGGAGTTAGACAAGGAATTGTAGCTGATATCGTAAGAGTATCGTAATAACACAAAGTAGGGGGCGTAAAAACCCCCTCTTTTTAACCTTTAAAACAATAAAAACATGGCATGTACAGCACTTGGTAGAGGAAGGGTCTTGAATTGCAATAGAATCAGCGGAGGAATCAAAGCGGTTTATTTTGCAGTATTAGATGAAGTCCTCAGCATCACTTATGATTCAACAGTAGCTCCAAACGGTGTAAGAGAAATTGATGATATAGATATGGGAACAAATAGTATCTATAAATATGCTTTACCTATTGGCACTTCATCTCTTACAGACACTATTGTAGGATCGAGAGAAAATGGAACTGTCTATTATACTCCAACTATAAATATCGTTTATAATCGTTTAAGCAAAGAAGACCAGCAAGAAATTAAGCTTTTGGCAGCGACTAAGACAATCGTTTTTGCTGAATTGAATCAACAATTAACAAACGGACATAATGTTATAGTAGCTATGGGTATGGTAAATGGAATGGAACTTAATGCAGGTACTATGGATTCTGGTCAAAATTGGGGAGATAGAAACGGATATACTCTGACTTTTGATGGTATGGAAGCAGACCCATTTGCTATGATTCAGGACTATACTGCAACACCTTTCGATAACTTAGATTCAGGAGGAGCTATTCCAATAGTTTCAACAGGACTATAATCTTAATTAGTAGTTTTCATATATATTTCTGAGAGGAGAGTAGTTTAATACTACTCTTTTCTTTTATATACCAAATAAATAATGACTTTTTCTATTATATAATAGTATGATACAAGCAATAACAGAAACTGACTTTACTTTTTATATTCAAACCGAAGATAATAGGATCAATACTTCAGTTTCTTCAAGTCATATAAGACACTTGCTAAAGTTTACTAATGACATGGATAAGTCAATTCATTATGTATATGGAACGGCAGAAGTTATCAAAAACAGATACACTAAATTTGAAGTAGATTATGATGCTGCTGCAACTGCTGATTTATATGCAGGCTCAGTAGACTTATCTCCATCAGGATATTGGAAGTATGAAGCTTATGAAGTAAGTTGGGTAGGCGCTGTAACAATATCTTTAGGCAATGCCCCTGCTAACGAGAATGATGTTTTAAGCCCTCCTGCTGCAACTAAAGGCATAGTGCAAGGGTTAGTAACCAAAGGTAAGATGTATGTAGCAGACAAAGCAGGAACGGCACAAGTACAATACACACAAAGGCAAGAGCCTAGTGGAACAAATTATATATATTACGGACAATAAATAAAAAAAAATGGCAATAGAAAATGTACAACAACTCCTAATGGAGCAATTAGGTAAAAACGGAGGAACTGAGATCTTTACAACAGCAGCACAAACTAGCAAGGACTGGTACTGTGTTTACTTCCCTGTTGAAAGTGTAGTAGCTTCAATTACAGTAGCAGATGCAACTGGAGAAGCAGCTCTAGTAACGACTTTAGCGGCAGGAACTACTTTGTTCATGAATGTTACTGCAATTACCCTTACGAGTGGAATAGGAATAGGTTATCACGAAGGAGCTACAACATAGAATATGTTAGCACTTAAATTAGGCATAAGTTTAAATAACATCAAAGCAGGTGGTGGCGGCGGTGGTGGCGATCCTATCGCAAAAATGGTTTCTGATTTTGAATCAAGAGTTACTACTGATGGAGGTACTACGGAAGCACAATCTTGTTTAACCGCTATACTAACTTTCATAAATGACATATCATGACATTATTAGATGATTCTAAAATAATTACTACTGCAAATGCAGGTAAAGCAGGAACTCTTTATAGTATTAAACCTGATAGCGGAACTGCAGATTTTACTATAACTCGTTCTTCAACTGCTACAAGAATAGATTCAGCAGGCTTAATAGATACTGTTGCAATTAACGAACCTCAATTAGATTATACTGATGCAAGTTGTCCAAGTTTTTTAGTAGAGGCACAAAGAACCAATTTACACCTTTATAGCGAAGAACTTGACAATGCAGCATGGGTTTCACCATCTAATGATGTTACTGTAACTGCTAACGACATAACATCTCCAGATGGAACTACTAATGCTGATAAATGCGAAACAACAAGCAACTTTTCTCAACTGTATCATACAATTACTTTAGCTGCATCAACTACTTACACTTGGAGTTTTTATGTAAAAAGAGGAACAATGACTGATATAGGCCAGCAGATTTATAATATGAATGGAGATGGAAATTATGGAACTACTGGAAAATATTTTTCTCAAACACCAGCGACAGGATGGGGCAGGGTTTCTTTTACTTTTACAACAGGTTCAAATGGAGGGTCTACAAGATTTTTCCCTATAAATAGCTCTGGTGCAACAGGTACTATTTACTTATGGGGGTTTCAATTAGAGCAGTATGCTTTAAACACTTCCTACATCCCTACAACTTCAGCAATAGTAACAAGAGTAAAAACAGTATGGGAAACAACAGGACTTTCTGCTATAATAAAGCCATTAGAAGGGGTTTTTATGGCAGAGATAAAATTCCCGCAGGCAGGTGCAAGTCTTAGTACAAACATTTTTGGTATGAGTCGTGGAATGACTAACATGGTAAATATAGGATATTGGGGGGGTTATTTTGGACAAGCAACTATGGGTGGTAGTCATTTACTTTTTGGCCTAGGAACGCAACCTGCTGTTGATTCAAATTTTCATAAAATTGCTGTTAAATACAAAAGTGGTGATTGTGCTATTTGGTTTGATGGGGTTGAAACAACTTCATCAGCAACTACTGGCGCACCTACTGGAGCAGATATGCACACTCTTTCTGGTTCTTATGGTAACAGTTCTGGTTTTTGGCCGTTTTTTGGAGCAATAAGACAAATACAATACTATGATACAGTTTTATCAGACTCCCAACTGTTAGATTTAACTTCTTAATATGAATATATATAAATTACAATACGATAACAAAGCTCAAGCTGATGCAGACTTTTTAGATAAAGGAGTAGTGCATATTGTAGAAGCAGAGGGAGAGCAGCATACAGTTTATACTGAAGCAACTCAATCAATAGTAGACATGGGCAAAATAGTAGAAACACCTGGAACTTATGATCCTGATGGTCATGTAATAACACCGCCTGTTTATTTTGATGGCGTATTTTATGATATAATGACTACTGAACATATAGACTTTGGATCTCATGCTTTAACACCTACTAAATGCTTACACGGTTTCGCAGGTTACAGTATAGATGCAAACGGAGATAATGTAGAACCACAACAATAATTATGAAAGACTCAATAATTTCAATAAATTTAGAAACAAGTACAGCACCAGTAGTGCAAGAAGTAAGAGGGCGTGACTACATTGAATATGGAACTGATGACTGGAGAAATCTCTATCCTCAGTTTCTTATAGACTTATACTATAATTCTTCAACACATTCGGCTATTATAAAACAGACTGCTGAAATGATTGCAGGAGAGGATATCATATGTACTGATGAAGAAGAATACAATTTAGAGGAGTATGTTAAACTCAAGAAGTTTATGCGTCATGCAAACTCTAAAGAATCTTTACATCAAGTAATTAAAAAAGTAGCATTTGACTTTAAGCTTCAGGGTGCTTATGCTTTACACATTATTTGGAATAGAGAGAAAACTGAAATCAATTCTATTTTTCATGTGCCAGTTGAGAGAGTTAGGGCAGGTAGACCAAACGAATTAGGTCAAGTAGATACATATTATATAAGTGCAGACTGGTCAAACACTAGAACACATAAACCTTATCCAATAGCAGCATTTAACACTACCGACAGAACAGCAGGAAGTCAATTACTTTATACTGGCGCTTACAGTCCTAATATGGACATCTACCACACCCCTGATTATCTAGCAGGTTGCAATTGGGCATTAGTAGACCAAAGAGTTGCTGAGTTTCATTTAAACAATATAGAGAATGGATTTAGTGGCTCTTACTTTATTAGTTTCGCAAATGGAGTTCCTACTGCTGAGGAGAGAAGGCAAATAGAACAAAGCCTAGCAGATAAATTTACAGGTGCTAAAAACTCAGGAAAGTTTATCTTAACTTTCTCAGATGATAAAACTAGAACGCCTGAAATAACACCTATAAGTGTATCTGATCAGGACAAACAATTTTTAGCACTTCAAGAGCTACTCGTTCAAAACATTTGTTCGGCACACAGAATTACCAGTAAAACTTTATTAGGTATTGATAGCACAAATGGCTTCAGCTCTAATACAGATGAACTTGTAAATGCTGCAAATTTTTATCAAAATTCTGTAATTCGGGGATTCCAGTTAAACATCCTAGATACTTTGCAGACTATATTCTCAGTAAACAACATGGATTTAGAAGTTGAGTTTGTTCAGTTAAAACCAATAACAATACAATATGACTCTAAGACAATAAGAGAAGTTGTAACGCAAGATGAAATTAGAAAAGATATTGGACTGCCACCTCTTAATGAAGATGAAGAAACAGTAGAAGAAGAAGTGGCTTTGAGCAAAGTAGAAAAGACAGAGCTTGAAAGTTTTATTGAGGAATTTGGTGAGGATAT